TGATCTGGTCTAAGCCAGGTACTGTTAAGACTAACGGTTCTAAGCAAGAGTTGAAGCGTACATCTGCTGGTGTTTACCACAGAATGCGTAACAACGGTAACTTGGTACAATACAACCGTGGTGAGTTCTCTGCTAACTTGATTCGTTCTGTATTTGGTGATCTGTTCTATCGTCGTGTGGATGTTAAAGATCGTCGTGTTAAAATGTACACTAACGAAGCTGGTTTTGACGTGTTCCAACAAGCTTTGAAGACTGACGCTTTGAATAGCGGTCTTACTTTCATGGCTGATTCTGGAAACCGTTACATGCAAGGAGAAGGTCAACACATCACTTACAACTTTGCTTTCGATGCAATGGTTACACGTGAGACTGGTCGTGTTGAACTGATTCACTTGAAAGAATTGGATCTGCCACAATCTAACCTGGAATTCGGTCAGAACAAGAAATCAACTCCTGTATTCATGGTGTTTGACGTTTCTCCAATGAGCGATGGTTCTATGGTTAACAACATCCGTGAGGTTCGTATGAAGGGTGCTCCTTCAATGACTTGGGGTTATATCGATGGTACTCGTCACCACTTAGGTTTTGCTAAGTCACAAGGTATGAGTTCTGCGAACAAATTCCCTGGTTACGAAATCTGGATGAAAGACCGTTGTGATGTATTCATCGAAGACTTGTCTCGTACAGTTTTGATTGAAGAGATCCCACAATTCTAAGGATCCCCTCTAAGGATGTGTCCTTAGACCTAATACCGAGAAGAGAATGCCCCCCACTTCAGAGTGGGGGAGCTCTTCTCAAAACTACAGAGTGAATGGACTGGGGAATTCCCAATCGCTAGTCTCTTCGGTGAGAGTCACTCTGCAAACAAACCAAAATAAACAACTACATATGGGCAAGATTGGAAAAATTTCTACTATTAAGAAAGAGTACACATCGTCTGGTTTGCAAACAATGCAAACTAACTTAGCTGCTAAAGGCATGACACGTATTCCTGGTACAGGTGTATTTAAATACCCTTACAAGGAACTAGATGGAAGATATAGAACAGGACTTGATCCTGAAGCTGCTTACATCCGTAGAATTCAAGATCCTACAGAAAGAGAACTTGAAATTGAACGTGTAACTGAACTTCGCACAAAACTTGAAAACTCCCTTGGAGGAATTGATCTTGGTCCTCGTTCTAAGTTTTGGAACTACGGATTGTCTACATCAACTGATGATACAATGCATGTACAATCTGTAAAATTGCTGGATGGAGATAACTATTTCGATCTCAGCATTCCTCTACAGGAGCTAGCTTTTGCTTGGTTGCGTGTGCATCCTACAATTGCAAGTTCTTACCAAGCTTGGGAAAGAGGTGACTATCCTGCAGAAACTCAATTTTATGTTGTAGATGATGAGATTGAAAACGCAGTGATGTTCAAGAAGAAACAGCTTATCAACAAAGCTATTCTGAAATTTGAACAAATGACTCCTGAGAAGAGAAAGAAAGTAGCTCGTCTGTTGGGACTTCCTGTTACAGATGACACAAAAGAAGAAGTTGTGTATAATCAAGTAGATAATATCTTGAAGCAAACAGAATTCAAAACTGGTTCATTCCAGGGTCTGAATCCTATTGAAGTGTTCAATAGATTTGCTGATATGAAGGAAAACTTGCTCCATATTAAAGACTTGGTTAAACAAGCAATCATTCACTCCATCTATAGAGTTAAGCCTAGTGGTAAAGTTTATGAGGGAGAGTTTGAGGTTGCTAAAGATGAGGAAGACTTGATTAAATATCTTGCAGATGATGACAATCAAGAAGATCTCATCGTACTTGAACAAAAATTGAAAACTAAGAAACTTGCTGCTGTATGATACCTGTAGATAGTTTATTGTACAAGATCGATCAAAGACTAAATAAACTATCTACTAATGAACATCAGCAGATCCAGTTAGAAGATAAGATTTTAGCTCTTAACGAAGCTCAGATTAAGCTTATCAAACAAAAGGTTGATGGGTTTAGTACATCGAGTGGTCTTGGACTAGATTCTTTTAAGAAACGTTATGAAGACCTTCAGAGTTTGATAGTTGGATATAATAACCAACCACTTTCCCTGAAAGTTAAGAATAAGGAGTTAAATCAATGGTTTGCTAGGTTGAATGCACTTTCTCCGAAGTACATGTTCTATATTGATAGCTATGTACTTGCTGATAAAGGAAGATGTAAAAATAGAAAGATCTGGATCAATAGAGATCTTGCCAAACATGGTGACTTGCAGCTCATCTTAAACAATGACCACTACAAACCATCGTTTGAATATCAAGAAACCTTCAACTTCTTATCGTCTGATGAGATATCAATCTTCACAGATGGTACGTTCACACCAACTAAAGTTTGTATCGCTTACATGAGATATCCTGTTTACATTGATAAAGAAGGATATGTCAAGTTTGACGGAACACCATCTGTAGACCAAGATTGTGAACTAGAGACCTATCTGGAGGATGAACTTCTAGATCTTACAGTTCAAAATCTAGCAATGTACACGGAAAATCAGGCTGCTGTACAAAGCTCTCAGATGAGAATACAAACAAACGAATAAGTTTTTTCACATTTTAAATAAATAAACAATGGCTGATTTTTCATTAACTACGCTCTTTGTAGTTCCAGTTGGCTCATCAATTGCTAGTGCTGGTTCTACACAAGACTTGACTCCTGGTCAAGTGGGTTTCTTTAAAGCTGATTACACTGTTGCTACTGCTGGTAACATTGCTTCATCTCCTTATTTCTACGTTGCTCAAGGTAGAACAAACACTTATCTGCAAGGTTCTAAGCGTTCTGACAAGATTTCTGGTGCTTTACAAAGCTTCAGTTTGACAGGTAATGCTCAAACCATTACAGTTAAGCCTACCTCAAGTAATGTTACCGAATGGTACAAAGTTGATGGTTGCCCTACACCTGCAAACCAAGTAACTAAAGTAGACGGATGGAACGTAAAATGTGGTGATATTGTCACCTTGACTTTGCGTGCTCACTCTAGCTACATTGACACTCTGTATTTCAATGGTTTGACACGTTCTGTAACTGTTCAAGCTCCTTGCTGCGATTGCGGTGGTGATCCTTGCACAACTGTTGATGTTCCTGCTTTGATTGATGCTTTCATTTTGAAATTGCAACAACAAGCTCCTGGTATCAACCCAGACAACATCAGCTTGAACAAATTCTTCCAATTCCAAAGAGTTGGTAATGACGCAAATGCTCAATTGGTTATCTCTGGTAAAGCTCTGACTACCTACGGACAACCTTGTGATGTTGCAGCGTTCCCTTACGAATATGACAGAATGTGGTTCCGTACATTCGTGTACAGCGGTCCAGCTACCACAGCTGACTTCATCGTAGCTGATAACTGTAACATTGTTGCTGATGCTACAATCACTCAACGTTCTTCTTATCCAACTGGTACATCTGCAGAGATTATTCAATTGGAGAAGAACTACTACAGCTACCAAGCTGGTTACTTGAAGCATCTGTACAGAATGGTTGGTTATAACGAGAACTTCGAAAGCTGGGTATCTGATGGTACTACCTACGATACTTACTACATCAAGTTCAACGAGTATGACAAATCTACTTACAGCTGGGGTGACTACATCAAAGAAGATTCAATGGTTATTGTTGCTGTTCCTACAGGTGCTCTTAGTACATCTGTAAATGCAATTCTTGAAGCTGCTTTGGGTGCAGTTGGTTACGATAATACATGTATTACAACTACATCTACTACAACCACTGTATGGCCTACAACCTCAACAACTACTACTTTGATCCCGTAAGATAAAAGTAGAGATCATATAACCTATGCCAGAGGGTCGAGAGAGGATATTCTCAAAATCCTCTGGCATAATTATTTTAAACACGATGGCAGATTATAATTTAGACATAATTGTTGTTCCTACATATGACACTAAGTTGTTGTCTATCAAAGACATATCAACTTATAATGTCACACCATCTGCTCCAACAATTGAGATTACTATTCCTAATGGGTTTGGTAAAGCAGTGCTTCCGTTCACAATAAATACAACAAACGTATTTAATTCTACCTCTCTAGGAATAACAGGTGCTACAGATGCAATAATTCCTATTCCAGACGGAGTTTATTTTTTAAAGTACAGTGTAGCTCCTTCTTACATTAACTTTGTGGAGAAATCTATCATGCGTGTTGACCAGCTTCAAGAGAAGTTTGATTCTGCATTCATGAGACTTGATATGATGGAGTGTGACAAAGCTATCAAAACCCAAGCAAAAGTAACATTGAACAGTATCTACTTCTTCATACAAGGAGCAGTTGCTGCTGCAAATAACTGCGCTGTTATGGAAGCTAACAAGCTTTATAATCAGGCTGATAAAATGCTGAACAATTTTATCAATGGTGGATGTAATTGTTCAGGAAACAACTATGTAACCAACTTTTATTAATATATGGCACAGTGTAGAAACTGCGGAGCTAAATTTGGCTGCGGATGTCAATTGATCAATGGCCTTTGTGCAGCATGTCATGCAACTGCTTCTAAAGGAACAAAACGAATTAAAAATGCTATCACCCAGACTTTCAGAATGTTTAGCTTGTTCTAACATCTCTAGCCTATTGTGCGAGATTGATGAGAAACTTGCAAAGCTTGCAAAGACAGAATACAACAATGTTATATTCTCTCTTAACAAGCCCTTCAATGGTGAGGTGATGATGGACCTTCTGAACTACAAGAGAATATTAACATACAAGCTCTGCAATTGCGATTATGCAGGAGACTATTCAATAAATATGATCGCAAGTAGAATTAAACTTTTAAAAAATAGATAAATGAGCTGCTCAAATTGCTACAATGGTTGCACACAAATCGTATCAGATCAGTGCATAAAATATACAGGAGTTGATATTCCTGTCCTTGGGATAAAAACAGGAGATTCTCTTTCTTATGTAGAACAGGCAATAACAGAATTTCTTGTTTCTACATTGGATGGAACAGGAATCAAACTTACAATTGATCAAAACATTATTTGTCAACTTGTTAGTAGTAATCTACCAACTTGTGGAGATCTCACTGCACTTGATCTGTTCAACGCATTGATTAAATCAGTTTGTTCTCTTCAAGCTCAAATTATTAGTGTAAGTGAGAATGTTTCAGGTCTTGTAACTGCTATAGATGAGATAAATGCTCCTTATGCAATTCCTAGTTGTCTAGAAGGTTTAGATTCTACATCTACGACACATGAGGTTCTCCAGAACATGATTACATCGTTCTGTGGATTTGTTGCTAGCATTGGAGATACATATGTTAAGATTGCAGATCTTGATACTCTGATTGCACAATATCTACAAGGTCAACAAACTTCAGATAAGTATTACACAAAGATGGTTCCATACGTAGCTATGGAATTCTACCCAATTCCTGGAATCTTAAACAACTTCGATAACACTGGAGCTGGTATATCAGGAACAATCTGGGAAAAAATCTATCTTTGTAATGGCTTAAATGGAACACCAGACAAACGTGGTGTTGTAGCAGTTGGTGTTACAGATGGTACAATGTTGGGAAATCCAATGAATCCATTAGTAAATCCAACTTCCCCAGGAAATCCAACATATACATATAATGCAGGGATAGTTGGAACTAACACAGTCCAGCTCTCTCGCAATGAAATGCCTTCACATACACACGCTGCTACTGCAACTTTAACAGATCCTGGACACAGCCACACCTATCAACAAGATGGTGTTGGTACTACAACTAGTGGTCAAGACACTTCTGGATTAAGAAGTTTTTTTAATGTTAACACTTCTTCCTCTACTACAGGAATTACCGTTTCTGTAACAAACGCTCCTGATGGAGGAAATGCTCCTCATAGCAACTACCAACCAGGAATTGGTTGTTATTATATCATGTACATTCCATAATCTTTAAATAAATTAACACATGTCTTGTCTTCCAGGAAATCCCTGTTATAATACAACTACTGTGGTAGATCCTTGCGTTACAGCAAACAGTAAGTGTTGCGATAGTATATTGTATTGCGGTCCAGCTCTCCCTAATACAGGGATTGATAATCTTGATACATTGTGTCTTGCTCTTCAAAAAATTGATAACGAGATCACTAACATTCAAGTTAACATTTCAGCTGATAACGGTCTTACAAAAACAGGAGATAATATTCAACTTGGTGGTCCACTAGTTAAATCTACGGTCATCACAACAAATAACTATCCTCTGTCAATTGTAGGATTGCAAGATGACCCAAGCCCAGACTATCTTCTTGTAGTCTCTTCTACAGGAGTTGTTAGAAAATATGCAGCGTCTTCACTTGGACAAACAATCACTCTTGAAGATAATGTAGGTCTTGTTTGGACAAATGCAGAACAAACAAATCTCTCTACATTATACAACACTCTTGTTCCAGATGTGGTACAATCTGTTCAAGTTGGTGGAGCTGATCCTCAACCTGCTGGCTGGTGGAAACAAAAAACTCTTGTTGAAGTGCTGAATTACATATTATTCCCTCTTCAACTTCCTACATACACACTTCCTACAGTTAGCCTTAGAATCAACTCTCCAGCAAACCCAGCTACATATTTGGAGATTGGTAGCTCGATTTCAATTAATGCTACAGGAGAAGCAACAAAGAATAATGCAGGAGCGTTTACAACATTTATATTTGATAGGAATGTAAATGGAACAGTTTTTCAGGCTTCATCTACAGCAGTTCAATCTGGAACAGCAACCCCTCTTCCAACACAGTTTGGATTTGCCGATCCTAATAATCCTAACTTTACCTATGCAGGTACATTTACTCAAAACTACGTAGTTGCTCAGCCTCTATCTGGAAAAATTGAAACAACAATTGGAATTAGAGTAACAGGATTGTATGGTGCAGGTCTTCCTAAAAAAGACAGTTACAATAATGATGATACAAGAACTCCTGGAAATACAGTAAATACCCCACAAGCATCTGGAAGTATTATGACACCTGAAACAACCTTCACAGCAACATATCCATACTACTTTGGATCTATAACAGGAGGATCTCAACCTACAGCAGGTGTACTTGCTGGCCTTATTCAAGCTAACGATCCTGGAGTAAACAAAGTTTTGGCTGGCTCACTAGGAAATGTTACAGTGAATTTCAATAATGGATCCACGCAGAAGTGGAACTGGATAGCAATTCCTGTATCAACAACTCCAGATAACACAAAACTCTCTTGGCAAGATACCAATACTCCTAACAATAATGGTAACTTTACAAATC